GACTTGTTGTCTTTTCCCAATCAAGGAAAAGTTCGACGAGCTCAAAGATCGACTGTTGCGGTCGAATGCCACTATTCGTAAATTTGTGCGTGATCTGAAATACGCCATCGATGTTTGTAAGAATCCGAAGGAACACAGAAAAGATCTCCTGGGCAAAGCTGCCAAAGAAGGGAGTGTAGTATCTGTGGCCGCCGAATGTGCGTTGGATACTGTTGTGGTATTCAATAACGCTATTCGGACGGTTTGCGATCGTGTAACTGTAGTTGCTGGACCCCATTGGAGGTTTGTCCGTTATTCAACCGCCGTAATTTGGCTGGAACGGCGCTACAGTTGTAAGCGAGGAAATCGCACTTTTTGGGTTCTTACAATCACAGGTTGGGCAATTTCGATGTTTTGTTGGAAATTCTACGTCGCTTGGTGGTGCGTAGATATTCTCCGATTTCTCATCCACGCTGCGAGCACTTACGGAACGTGGACGTTTCAGAGACTTCTGATGACGGACATTTTCACGGATTTGATCAGCAAATTTAGAGGTACCACAGTCAAAGAATTGAAACAAATTGCTTTGAAAAATTACCCGGAAGGGCACGGTCATGCCTGGGCGGCAGGTGACCGATACGCTGTTACTAAAGAAGTCATACCAGCTATTATCAAAGGAGCTACTATGCAAATTGGGCATTCTGGGCTGGTACTGCCCGTTGAACGCTACGAAATCTCACTCGGATCCAGAGAACAACGAGAGAAAGGAACTCATCAGGACTATTGCCTGAAAGACGTAATGCTACCATTACGCAATGACCGGATTGATTCCCACTCAATCGTTGTACTAATTGATGTCGATCATCATCTGGACGTGGAACAGTTTTCGGAACTCATTTCAGGAAAAGGAGCGATTATCTACGCCATTGAACTAAGCAACTTGGTTGTTGAATCAGCGGAGAAAAGCGTACACTTTGTCAGCGCAGGCATCGTACAAGAAAGCACGACACGTGGAGACACATATACACACATGGTGTGGTCGTACGCCGAAGGGACGAGCTTGTTGGTTACTAAACGTAAAGACAGAGTACGCAATGCACTCGGTTGGAAATTGTGGACAGTCCATCAAGTGGACACCATTCGAACTTCAGCCAAAGATCGCAAAATCGTTTGCCTCACACCGAAGAAACTAATCTGGGACTGGAAGAACATCATTTACAACGATCTGAATTTCTCGGATCACATTCTTTCACGTTTCAGACTTTGCGAGTCAGAGAACTACATGTGGCTATCAATCAAGAAACCCAATCATTACAACTTCACAGTATCAGTCTCAGGCATTGATACCAAATACCAGAAAGGAAAGAAACCGCAATCAAGTCCGTTGAAACACCCAACGAAAGAGGCGGTTGTCGAAAGACACATTGTTGCGAAATCAAACCCACGATACAACCACGTTGTTGTTGTGGAAGCAGACATCCACGGAATTTTGAATTTCGTGAAAGCTAGAACTAAAATCTCGATGTCTGAGATCGCACACGTCAGCATTTTGAAAAATGGCTATACACCAGCTGTTTGTTCCTTCCTTCACTGTTACTTGGCAGAAATGTCACCAAACACCATCACACACAACACCTTCCAACAAGAACCCGACGTAATCACCATTAATGTAGAAGACGACAAAACGTTACCAGATCCTCAGAAAATCTCATCACACTCCGTCTCTCCCGCTGTGTTTACCGAAGGCCCAGTGATCATCAACAAATCCGAAGCATCCAACGCACTAACAGTACACGCACGTGTTGTAGAATGCCGAAACGCAGTTGATCCACCTCAAATTTACCATAACTTTCGATCGGAATTCGTAGAAGAGTTAATGAAAAACGTCACAACTACCAGAATGTGGCAACATGAGGTGATAGAACACCAGAACAGACCAGCACAAGTATTGAGAAATGAAAAACAAGAAAGAAGATCATACACGTTTGAGGACATCTTTAACACCTTTCTCAAATCCGAATCAGTTTCGAAACTGCTAACTCAAGGGCGCCTAATAGCGAATATGCCGAATACCCACAATCTCAGCGCATCAGAATTTTCCTTACCATTAATGGTAGAGTTGAAAAAGAACAACGCGTGGATGACTTGTGGTTTTACGCCCAACGAAATTTCAGAAGCAGTAAAGAACTGGGCACAATCTCTCACCAAAGCAGAACGAAAAGCAATATCATCGGATCTGTCAAAGTTTGACGCACACGTCAGCTATTTCCTGAGAGAATTGGAACTACTTGTACTTCTCAAAGCTTTCCCTTCCGAGAAAGATAGAGACGAAATCAAACGCTGGTGGGCACTGGAGGAAGACTCGGTAGGTTTACTTGGTACAGTAACCTATCAATCGTATTCTTCGAGAAAGTCGGGTTCGCCACTCACTACTCTTTGCAATACCTTACTCAACGGATTCTTTTCATTCTGCGGATATCGACTCGCAGGAAGATCACCCGAAGATTCAATGCGATTAATCGGACCAAAATCAGGAGACGATGGACTTGAAGCGGCAGATTGCCAATTGGAAAAGGCCTGCGTCGCACTCGGCATGGTAATTAAAATAGAAACCGCCGATGTACGCGACCAAGTTACCTTCTTAGGAAGGCGTTTCATTGTCCCATACTCAGACGACATGTGCTCAATAGCTGACCCAGCTAGAGTTCTCGGAAAAATCAACGTTTCCGTCAACCTAACCACGACAGCATACCATGCAGTATACCTCCGAAGTTGCGGATTGTTGGCTACAGACAAACACACACCAGTCATCAGCAATTACGCAAGCGCAGTCATCCGAATTATCGCTAAAGACCACAAATACAAGAACCCCTGCACAGACGCTTTGGCATTACAAGCACTAAGAACGAGCGACAGAGAACTTTACCACAAAATAACTGAAGGACCTTACCCAAGAAGTCACTACGTCAGTGACGATACGCTTTTCGATCACGTCCGCAGATCATTGATGGACAACGGTTGCTATACCAGCATCAGAGATTTGAAAGACTATTGTCATCAGTTAGATCGTGCCCAGAACTTCGAACAGTTCCCAAGAAAGTTGTTCATGAAGCCAAGACCACTGCCGAATTACGACTGTGCGTTGAACGACGTCCGTTACCGCCCAAACGAGTCAATTACACCCACCTTATCACGAGACCCCGACAAAGTCAAAGGGTTCCGCTGCGAATCAATGAACGGTAAACCAGCAACTCAACAAGTCAAAGAAGCAAAATTTAACAAAGTTGTTGAAACCGCAAACGCAGCCAACCTCATTGAGGCCATCAATCAAATTACCGGTCCTAAAATGTCGAAATGCGTCAGAAAGGCCACAAACAAGGCCAAACGCACCGTGATCGAGGAACCAAAGCCGGTCCAATCAACCGCGCCCCACCTACATCGTTCAAATAATCCTATCGTGAGCCAACCACCGCGCCAAAAACCGGTGTCGGCTCCACCACCCGCAACAAAACGTCCAGCAAACCGTTCGGAAA